GTCTGACATCTGCAGCTCCACGGCATCGTGATCCATAGTGTCGAGCCTGAGGCCGACATCAGAGGCCATCGGTTCGATCGAGATCCTGCCGTCTCCGCCGATCCGGATCCGCCAGCCGATCGCCTCCACGATCTTCTGGGCGATGGATAGGTTCGTGTCATTATCCTCCGCTACGATTGGTTCCAGAAGCCGCGGTCCGTCATCTCTGTAGGTGACCGGAGCGGGTCCTACCCGCAGCAGCTGCGCAGCAACTCTCGCGCCTTCAGCTCCGGCTGGCACATAATAGCCGCATGGAACTAGAACATCGTCTGCAGGCTTCAGGACGCTGTAGCATATTGCCTGATGGCTCTCGCGCGCCCCATCAAGATCACGTCGGGGAGTTGATGTCAGTCCTGTGAAGATCGGGATCCTCGCCCCGTCCTGCCCCTGTCTGGCCTTCAGGTACACCCGCAGCCAGCACTCACCGGGACTCTGTGTCATCTGGATGGTGGCCGACTCCTGCAGATCATCGTCGGATCTGCTGACGGATCCTGCCACAAAATCAAAGGATCCCGAGTCCAGCCAGGACACAGGATCCACTCTCTTTAATTCATAGGAAGCTGAAAAACCTTTATCCCAGTTCATCGTCGCCTCCTTATTCACCAATCGGGTGCATCGCGCGCCACTCTGTCAGAGTCATGCCATCAGTCCCTTCCGGATCGATCGCCTGAACCGCCAGAGTATAGCTCACTCGCTTCGACTTATAATCCATCTGCTCGCGGACCTGAATGTCGCAAGTAAACGACGAGCCGTCCGGCGTGCGGATGTGCGCGACGCCGGCATAGCCTGCGAGATCCCGCATAGCGAGCTGCTTGTCAAGATCCCTTCCACGCAACAGGACCGTCTTCGCGCTCAAGTCCCTTGTGACTGCAGGATTCCAGTCGCCCTGGACAGCTCCGCCCAGGTACTCGGTCCGCAGGAAGTCCTTATGCCAGCTGTTTGACAGCTCGATGTTATACGGCAGCTCGATCTGGTCACCGTTCACATCGATGACCATCTTCTTGTCTTCGAGGATGTCACCGTCATTGTAGTCGGTGTCGTACCATCCGAGACCGGTTGCAGTCGCGTAGTCGCCGTTGGCCGTGACCATCACGAGCCTGTGACCGCAGAAGTCACCGAATGCCGGATACGGATCGACATAGGTCTCGCCGAACGTAGCGCCCTTGTACACCAGCTCGGGCTGGTCTGCGGTGATCCTGTAGATGTCACAGGTGTCCGTCTCGACCGCGCCATCCGGAGTGACCGGCGTGATCTCTGCGGCTCTCAGGTATTTATCCATCTTTACATTCGCGCTCGGCACGATTGCCTTATGCAGCCAGTTGACCGTGAACGGGATCTCTTCGGACGCCGTCTGCCCGTATTCGTCAATGATTGTTGCAATCAGCTTATATCTCGCGCCGTCGTCAAGCCTTCCAACCAGATCGTCGACCGTGATCGTAATCGCGTCCTCTCCGGTCTGGCTGATTGTGGCGATCGTCTCGCCTGCGTACCCGTCATAGTCCGTGTCGTCAGGCCTGTACAGATGATAATCCTCTGCCCGGACGATGGACAGGACGGTCGTTCCCGTAGCGCCTGCACCTGTGACCGTTGCGGTCAGAGGCATTGTACGTAATGGTTCTGTCCATGTACTTGTCAGGCTGTACTCTCTGGTCGATTTGGTTGTTTCTGTCTGACTGACGATTTCTTCGGTGTTCTGTAGCGCTTTTTCATACAGTTCTTTATTTGCCTGCGTGTATTCCGCAGTATTTGCCGTGCTGGACTCTCCGGTCGGCATCCATATCCCGGGATCAGGTACCCACTGATACCCTTTTGCTGTCAACGCATAGTCGAAAGTCCGCATAAAGCTGTCCACCCAGATGCTCACCGGCTCCGCAACATACAGACTCACAGGATCAGACCACGCGGACTGCGTTCCGGCCGCGGTCGTTGTCCGCACTGCCATGTAGTAGGCCATACCGGTCTCCCAGTCTCTGTAGATCTCCGCGCTCTGCCCCGCGTCAACATGGGCGATGATATCGCCATATACCGGATTGTTCTGGGCATCGAATGTGACCAGACAGATCTCTGCGAAGCCCTGCTCCACATCGTCCGCGGAGCTGTAGGCCCAGCGTGCCGTCACGCTCTCGCCCTCATTGATCACTGACTTGCTAAGTGTCAGGACTGGTCTGTCCGGAACGCTGGACAGGTCATACGACAGGATATCTGACCACGGTCCTGCGATGTCATCGTCTCCGGATCCGTCGACCAGGCGCACCCGAAAGTACCATCTCTGTCCGATGTCCAGTCCGGCGATCACCCACGACAGCGCAAAGCGATCCTCTACCTCGTAGCTTTTTGGTTCGTCAGTTGACTCCCAGGCGAAGGGATTATCCGCCCAGGTCAGCTCCGCCTTCGTGGCTTCTGACCAGGACCACTCCCAGCCGATCCGGACAGTGCCTTCCGCAGGTCCTTCCGAGACGACCACATTCGCGGGCGCTACAGATGCAATATCCGAGTCTATCACCTTCGCGGACTGCATCTTCATCTCTGATATCACCAGTCCGGAGTAGGATCCGACGAACGCGAACGCGCCGAAGCAGGTACCACTGGCCCCGATGATGTCGTTGACCGTCAGCGATGCGGTCGTGGTGTTCCTCGGCAGGATCGCGACGATCCGGTCATTGGACGGATCGTTTTCCGGCCTGAAGAAGATCGCCGTGCAGGCTGCGTCACAGTCCGTGTTCTCCGTGATCGTGATCGTCACGGCGCCGGTGGTCGTGTTCGGGTTGGCGTCGATGCCTGGCGCTGCGAGTGTGCCGATCTGTGCGACCATCTCGTTGCTGTATGCCTTGTTTCCGTCGTGATCAGATTCAACTCTGACCCACATGACCTCGTCCGGTCCGATGACGTCCGCGATGTTCACAACGACAGTATCATCGGCGCCATTCGGCGCGACTTCGATCGCATCGCTCCAGCCTGACGACGGAGGCGTGAATGCAGCGTCCGTCGGCGTAGTGATCGCATACTGCAGTGTCAGCAGGTCGATCGGGTGCATCCTGTCATAGGATCCGTTCCACGTGGCCCTGATCCTGCTGCTGGATCCGCTCGAGGACGCGGATGCCTCGAGAAGGGTTGCAGCATTCGGCGCGCCATAGGCGTGGCTGTAATAGCTGCAATTCTCCCACTTTATGGCTCCGGCGCGGCCGACTGTCCTTGCCCGGAACCACCGGACGATATTACCTTTCGCGATCTCTTCGGTTTGTTCCGCATATGTCACAGATCCGGCATTCGTCCGGTTCGTTACGGCGCTCCACTCTTTCGCGTCCGGGGCCGCGTTCTTCCGCACTACGCAGGTCTGTGTCTCCACTCGCGCGAAGATCGGCGTGCCGGAATTATCGACAGCATACGTCCATTTGAACGTACCGCTGTTGACGGCTTCATTCTCATAAGTGACCGCAGGATTTCCCGGGACGGTCGCTGCCCAGGTCTTGCTGGCCCATGTGGACCAGCCCGGGTTGATATTCTTGCCCTTCTTCGAATACTTTTTCCGATTTCCGCGGACCTTGAAGACTAACTTCTTCAGGACCGTGGATGTGATCGCGTAGGATGTAGCAGTCTTACCGATAGAAGGCGATGCCCACGCCCCGTCGTTGATCTGGTACTGGAGCTGCTGGCCCTGGCCATAGTCCTTGTCCCCGATCTTCCACTTCATCGTGAACGTATTCCCGGAGCGGGTCACACTTAACCCTGTCGGGGCTTTACTTGCACTCATATGATCAACTCCTTAGTTTCTGCGTGAGCTCCTCAGCGAACTCATCCGCGAATGCTCTCGGGTCCTTGACGCCGTTGAAGGTGTTGTAGTTAAAGACCTGTACGCCGCCCTGGTTTGCCCCGATCATCCGTGCGATCGGGGACGTGTCTACAGTGACGGACGGCGCCGGCGTTACTACAGTCTGGGCGGACATCGCGTCCGTCATGGCTGCATATCTCGCCGCGTTGTAGGTCGACCGTGCCATCGTGGCTGCGGCCTGCTGCGCTGGTGCGGTGTTCTCCGTGATACCAGCGGCGACTGCCAGCGGGATGTTCTTACCGAGCTCATCCTTGAAGATACCAGTCGGAGAGTGCTGACCGATGGCAGCCTTGGCCCGTTTGTATGCTTCGACTGCCATGTTTACGGCTGCGTTGATTGCCTGACTCTGTCCTGCCCTGATACCGGCAGCCAGTGCAGCCGCCATGTTGGACCCGACGGAGTGGAAGCTGCTGGCTCTGGCGTCCGCACCCGACTTGGCCGCCGTAGCGATCTGTCTGCCAGCTCCATTGGCCAGTGTTTTCGACCCTCTCATCCCGGCTGCATACTGCGCTCCGGCGGATGATCCGGCTGACTGAAACTCTGATTTCTTGCCGTCTGCCGCTGTTGCTGCAGCGCCTGCCGTGCCTTCTGCGGCCGTCTCGACGGAACTGGTATTATCTGACAGTCCTGTGCTGATCTCTTCTGCTGCCGCCGTACCAGCTTCATTGCCGGCGCTCGATAGCGCATCTGTCAGCTGACCGATTGCCGCCTCGTACTCCTCAGCGGATCCTTCCATGCCCTTGGACAGGCCTTCCGGGATCTGCACGCCGGACTGTTCCGCGATCTCATACAAGCCCTGGAACGTGCCCTGCATCGATCTGGTCAGCAGGTTGACTGCGTCTGTGGCTGTGGTCTCACCGTTGGCCAAGCCTTCCGCGAGTCCGTCGGGGATCGCCACGCCGGCCTCCTGGGCCGCGGTGATGGCGGCATCCAGTTCCGGAGTCATATCCTGCACTGAATCACGCAGGCCTGTCCATTCGATCTTCGTGGATCCGAGCTGGTTCGTGGCCATTTGGTAGGCGGTCAGGTTTCCTGCGCAGTACTTGGCGATCTGATCAGACAGGTCAAGACCTTCCGTCCACTGCTTGCCCATCTCAGCGAACAGCTCCGGAGCATTGTCCTGGCTCATCGTCACGAACATATGATGCCAAGTGTTC